AGTTTCATACTGTTCATGCGTCCATATTCTGTCTGCATTTTATTAGCAAGGTCTTTTAACTTCGTTGCTTCATTATTATAATACTTATCTTGTAACGCCATCATAGAACGATAGTATTCTGTCATTGTGATAAGATTCTTTTCTTGAGAACGTTGCAGACTGTCTGACTGTTGTTCATAATCTTTTGCATTTAAGTCTTTTACTTTCTCTTGAAGCTCGGTTATTTTATCTGATACAGAGACTGCTTTCTCATACCATTTTTGGTAATCTGTAATTGCTGTTTGTAATTTTTCATCTGAAATATCATCAATTTGGATTGCGCCGTTACGAACCAGTGCTTTATAATCGTCGCTAAGTCCAATAGATTCCGCTTTTCGCATATATTCATCATATGCCTGTTGTTGTAATCCAATTTCTTCATTTACTTTTTCAATTTCCTGTGCAAGTGCTTTACTTTTCTCAAAAAATGTAGAGTAGGCAGAGTTTACAATGTCCTCAAACTTTTTGACTTCTTTTTCTGCGTTTTCAATTGCCTGTTCTATCCAGTCAAATTCTTTGTTGGTATCTTTTTGGGACTTTGAGGAAGAAGATTTTGCAGATTTTGTTGTTGGAGCTTTATATTCTACTTGTGCACCTTTTATTTCCTGTGCAAGTGTCTTTGTATACTCGTTAATAGATTTTACAATCCATTGACGTGTTTTTGGATCTGTTTCGTTTTCTAAGTCGTTTTTAAATTGTGCTAATTTTGCAAGTGCTTCAGAACCAATTCCAGCCGCTTCTGCAAGTGAAAAAATACGATTAATATCCTCTTGTGTCTCAACATGAGTATTGCTTACCAACACTTTATTAAATTCAAGCTGTGCAAGTGCCTGCCCAAGAGTACCAGCAGCGATTTGTTCATTGACAAAAGCATTTATTTCATCTTGTGTTGCTGTCTGTAAATCTAAAGAAGTGTTTGCACATTCTTCTTTTGCTGTTATATATTGCTGATAGCTATAACCTAATGAAGAAATCACAACTTCCTCTGCATTTATTACACCTAAGCTCTGTAGCAAAGTGGTAATTAACTGTAAACTTTCACCAGATGCTTTTGATAAGCTTGGATTTAAGGAATTAACAATATCTGTTGCAAAGGAATTAAATGCATTATGTACATCATCAGCAGTAGAAGATGTATCAGTAAATGTCTTTGCTAGATTTTCAAAAGAAGAGTAGTCAATACTAATTCCCAATTCTTTATTTTCATTCAGATCATCTATAGCAGATTTAATAGAATCAAGCATAGATAGGTCTACATTTTTAAGTGTAAATAAAGACTTTCCTTTATCATCTGTTGTGAAGATATCTTCATATGCTGATTTGAGTGAATCAAATGCTGGTTTAAGTTGGGTGTTGAGCTGGTCAACTGTGTCGGTGATGGATAATGAAGTGGGGTATTTATCGTTAAAAGTGTCACCTTTAACATTACCTGCCCATTGTTCATACCATTCTGAAAATTGGGTAGCAGTAGACATAAAGTCATTAATTGCAATTTCCAGAGATTCTTCTGATAGTGTTCCATCAGCTAATATTTGACCAATGCTATCATCAGATTTTGCTGTCTGAATCATCTTTTGACGATATTTTTCAAAAGATTCAACTGAATCAACATTAATTTTTGATAATTCTTCATTAGAAGACTGGCTATATGTTATCCATGCACTAACTAAACTATTTGCAGTGTTTTGTTGATTAGTTATATAATCTAAATATTTACCTTTTTGATTAACCAATCCAGCATATAACTGACTTGTTCTTTGTCCATTTTCTTCAAGAACATCAATCATTGACTGTAGATAGTCAATTTTTTCTTGGGCACCTTTTAATATGTTCCCATCTCTATCATATGTATCGAAAACTATAGTTGAAAAACCATTATTGCTTACACCACGACCGCCAACTTGTTTCCTGCCGCCTCGAATATAATAATCAACAAAACCAGCATCTTGTAATATCTTTTCTGCTTCTTTTTCTCTGTCACCAACATAAGCATAACCATCAACAAAAGCAATTGAGGAATTACCCGTCGCATTTTTATTTGCTCTTACTGCATTATTATAGTTTGCCGTAGCAGTTTCATATGCACTTTTAGCCTGTTTCTCAGATATTTCATCTAGTTTTCTAATTTCTTCGTCTAATTTACCATTAACTAAATCAAGATTTTTTGCTTGAGTACCAACCAAGTCAGCAATATCGTTTTGAAGATTTTTGATCTGTTTTCGTCCGTCAGTATCTAAGTTTTCATTTTCTCGTAATTCTTTATACTTTTGGATAAGTTCATCAAGAATTTTTATTTCTTCCTTATTTTGCTGAACTTTTGAATTACTCTCAGAAAATGCTTCATTCGCTGCATCAGAAGCACGTTTTGCAGAATTTATAAGTCTGTCGAATCCCTTTATCGCTAGTGAAATAGCTGCTGTAATTCCCATTGAAACTGCTGCATTCAATGCCATTGTAGCTGCCTGTAGCGCAATAGTTTTCGCAGTAGCACTAACTAATGAATTAACATAACCACTAAGGCTTGCTTTTGCTCCGCCTAATCCCCTTAAATATCCGCCTAGTCGTCCGTTTGTGGCGGCGACTGCGGTAGAAAATTCGTTTTGCTTCAGAGTTCCTGCTGTTGCTAAAGCATTGTATTGTGTAATGGCAGAAGATACCTTTTTAAATCCAGTAATATTGCCTTGTAATGATACTGCATAACCAGTCATAGATGCGGTTGTACCTTTAATATTTGTAAGATACGCTTTCAGTCCGTCATCAGATTGTGCAAGTAATCTTTCCCAACCCTTCTGAGTTAAAGAATTATGTTGTATTGCTTGATTGTATTTCCATATTACTTGTTCTGCATTTTGAAAAGGTTGAATTACCTCATTATTTATAGAAGTTTTTATACCAGAAAACCACGATTTCACTGTTTCTTGTTTGAATATCATACTATTATTTTACCAATTGTGGAGATTGGTTACTACTTGTGGAGAGTAGTGTTTTGCGTCATGTGGAGTGACGCTGTATCTAATTGTGGAGATTAGACATTGTATTTTTTGGATGTATTTGGTATAATTTTACTTAAAATATATAATTAAGGAGATGCATATGCTTTTCAAAAAGACATTACAAATTATTTTGGTGTTCTTATCAAGTGTATTACTATGTTCATGTTCTTCTAAAAATAATTTAAATGATGACTTTATCAGTTTTTATGAACAACAATTAGACCAAAAAGTTTATAAAACAACTAAGGATCAAAATTTTGTAATTGGCAATTTAGACAAGGAAAAAGTTTCTGAACATCCAAAAGTTGTTTTAATGGTATTTCTTGGGAATGAGACTAAAAATCAGGACGAAGTATATAATTGGCTACAGTTACCAATAAAGGAGCGAAAAGCTGATTTAAGGGAGTGTGCAGAGTTAGTAATAAAATATGCTCAAAATAATAACTGGAAAAATGATTATTATCTATATGTTGACTTGGCTAATGTTTATGGTGGCTGCAATATAATATATGATTATGAAAAAGATGAAATTTGGATACCAAATTGCGAAAATACTTTTATTGAAATGTATGAAAAATTTAATACATTTTACAAAAAAGATTTAGAAGAAACACAAGATGGAATTGACTTTCTTGTAGATAAAAATTTAGCATACATCAAACATAATCAAGTGGAATATGAAAATATTTTTAGTTATACAGTATACATAGATAACGAAGGAAATTTTAAAAGTTATGGTGAAGATGATTCAATAAAATATTAAACAATTATAAAAATCCCATCCTTTCTTTATAAAATATAAGTTTATAATTATTGCATGTAAATTTTTATACACAAGAAAATGACTCTACATTTCTGTTTTTGCAGAGTCATTTTGTCTGCGTAAATTTATTTGTTCTTTCATAATTTATTAAAATATTCTTGTGCATCTTCTTCAGTAGTAAATATTTTATCATATGTGCTTTTTACTTTTCCGACAGTAATATCTTCCATAAGATCATCAAGAAATTTTCGGAAATCTGGGTTTTCTGCGACTAAGCGGTTCACAGTATCCCAATCTAAAGAATCACGTTCTTTTGCAGAAAACAATATTTCACTTTGCATAAAATGCTCTTGATTTAGACGTATTACTCCAACACCAAAAGCATTATTTAATCTACGAATTTCATCTATTAAATCTGTACCATCTGATAAATTTAAAGCGACTAAATAACCTTCATGTGCCCAACTTGAATTAGAAACAGCTTGAAAATAGCATTCTCTTAAATTAGAAAAATTCAACTCTTTTTTTAGTTCAAAAGAATAGAGCTTATACGGATTTACTTTTAAAATATCAAATAATTTTAATGTATTTTCTGTATAGGATTCAAATGGAAAATGGACTCCTACAATGTCTGGATGAAGCCACTTATTTATACCACTTTTTCTTTTTTTGATAACTCATGATAAATAGTCTTGGTTAAGCATCCAAAGTGTTCATTTGCTCTTACATAACTCGATAAAATTATATGTAAGTCACGCTCTGTGAATTTACATTGTATATTTTTTGATTTCTTGCCTATAAATGATATAGTTTCATTATTATTGCTTGGAATTGAAGCCATATTGTTGATTATATATTTTGAAGGTTTATCACTAACTTTCTTAAAAGTAGAATTATTGTTATGTTTTACATCTGTAGATAGTGTTGCTGACAATGTATTTACAGGGGTTTTTCCTGAAGAAGACAATTTTTCGACCAATCCCATTTTATTTGCGTTTTCCCAAATTTCTTGTATTGATAAAGGTGTATTTGTTTGTTTAAGTACATCATAAGCCAAATTGAAAAAAGTGTATCCCATAATTTACCATCCTCTAAAAGTAGTTATAATAACTATACTGCGATATTAAAAAATGATCAATATTATTTGTGGAAATTTATAAAAAATGGTATAAAGATAATTCAATATTTTATTTCAATTTTACTGTAAATGTTTTAAATATCATACTATTATTTTATGTGTATTGTGGATATACACTTTTCGTACTTTGTGGAGATGTACTTGATTTATACTTTGTGGAGAAGTATAATTAACTCAAACTTCCCACACCGTTTGGTGTGCTGAACCTTGAAAAATCAATACTTTAGTCCATAAAAAAGGCATAAACCGCTTGCTTATGGTATAATTGAATTGCAAAAAACAATCACACAACAAGGAGATTTATGCCATGTCAAGTATACCACATTCTGAGGAAAACCAAAACGAGATTTCCAATTCAGTCACAAATTTTATGAACAAATTCCAAATCGGAAAGCTTCTTTTCAAATGTAATGCCGGAAAAGCAAAAGGAATCCCGGTAATCGAAGTGTTTCGATACCTGTTCTGTCTCATTTTCTCGGATCGGAGCATGTATATGCAGCGGAAGACCGGCATATCTGACGGTTCATTTTGCAAAAACACCGTTTATCGCTTCCTCAATAATGCAAAGATTAACTGGTTTCGGTTCACAACCTTGCTTTCAAGTCATATCATCAATGACTTCATGAAGCCGCTTACAGATGAGAGCCGCAAAGATGTTTTTATTATTGATGATAGTCTGTTTGACCGTTCCCGTTCAAAGAAAACAGAGCTTTTGGCGAAAGTCTTTGACCACTGTTCCATGAAGTACAAGAACGGTTACCGTATGCTGACGCTCGGATGGTCTGATGGGAACTCCTTTGTTCCAATCAACCATTGTCTTATGTCAGCAGCCGATGATAAAAATCTGCTCTGCAAAGCTACAGATTTCGATGGACGTTCTCTTGCCGGAAAAAGACGGAAACAATCCAGACGAAAAGCAACGCAGGTCATGATCGACCTGATCAGAGCAGCACAATCATCCGGGGTTTCCGCAAAATACGTGTTGTTTGACAGTTGGTTTTCATCACCCAAGACCATTACTGCATTAAAGACAGACTGCGAATTAGACACAATCGCAATGGTTAAGAAAAGCAGTAAAATCAAATATGGATATCAGAATGGAAAATACAACATTAAGGAAATCTACAAACAGTGCAAAAAACGCAGAGGCCGCTCCAAATATTTGCTTTCCGTGGAGGTAACTGTTGGTGATGAGGCAATTCCTGCAAAGATGGTCTGTGTCCGAAACAAAAGCAAGAAAAAAGACTGGCTTGCCATCATCAGTACGGACACAGCGATTTCAGAAGAAGAAATCATCCGTATTTATGGGAAACGCTGGGACATTGAGGTGTTTTTCAAGGCCTGCAAATCCTATCTGCATCTGGTAAAGGAGTGCCGAAGCCTTTCCTATGATGCTTTGACTGCTCATGTATCCATTGTTTTTACACGATATATGATGCTTGCCGTTACGCAGCGCTGTAATACCGATGACAAAACGATTTGCGAACTGTTTTTCCGCCTCATGGATGAACTGGATGATATCACTTTCAGTCAATCTATGAGATTATCATAGATGCACTAACGGATGTTGTTATGGAATACTTCCACATCACAGAACAGCAACTGGAGGAATTCACCGCCAGCTTTATTCAGAGACTGCCAAAGTACATGCAAAAAGCATTGGAGTGCGGTTCGACGGCTGCCTGAACGCTATTTTATGAGCTAAAGTATTGATTTTTCAAGGAGCAAGTCCCATTTTTTATGTGGGAAGTTTGAGTAATTAAAAATAAAAACAGGAGTAAAAAAATAATGATTATAAATAAAGACCAATATAGATGTCCTCAATGTAAAAAATTTTATTTATTTGAAACATCAAAAGAATATAATGCAATTTGTACAGAATGTAAATGTAATTTGACATTTATAGATAACTTCGATTGTGATACAGAATTAGCAGAGCAAAGAAAAAATACCCCACCATATGACCCAACACAAGACCCAAACAGTCCATATTATATACCTGTTATTAAATGTCCTTATTGTTCATCATCTAACACATCAAAGATATCAGCAATAAGTAGGGTAGTGTCAACAGGCTTATTTGGTTTTGGTAGCAAGAAGATAGGTAAACAGTGGCACTGTAATAAGTGTAAGTCTGATTTTTAATTATCATATCTTTTCAAACAAATAGAAGTAAATAACTGTACAACAGGATATCATATTAATATCCTGTTGTACAGATGTAAAAATCTTGTGTTTATAAATAATTGTTTTAACTAATTATTTATATTAGTTAAATTAAAAAACAAAATATTATTCTGTTATAACTTTTTTTGCATGTTTAATGATAGTATCTTTATAGTTTACAACATCTGCTATGACTTTTTTCTGTATGGCGCGAATATACTTTTCCATGTAATCAAAATCTGGAATAAATCCATTTTTATGATATCTGCATTCAATATCAATCACAGGATTAGTTTTATCATCAATTTTAATCGGAAGATAAAAACTATCTTTTTGGATTTTTTTATAAGAAATAGAATCATTCCAAATATATTTAGGAGAAAGACTTTTATAAAGAGCGGTAACCATAAATAACTGAATGCCTTTAGTTTGTTTCTCCTGATCTTTTAATGTAAGAATTAGATTATGGCTATCATTGGAAAAGAAATCATATTCTTGATAATTAATGGTCATTGTTTTCCCACCAATAAAAATGCAGTTTCCATGCTCTAACATAGTGGGATCATGATTAATATATCCCATAACGCCATTGTTTTCTTTACTCGCGGTAATATAAGGAAATTTACCAGATTTAAATGACACATCGGATTTTAAAATGTTATGAGAATTTTTTACATCGAAAATATCTGTGAGTGCAAACTTCTTTTTTATAGTCGATTGAATTAAAATTAGATTTTCTTCCTTTGTAAGTTTGTAATCATCCAATCCTGCTATAATTAAATACTGCTCAAGTTCTGTTATTCGTTCCTGCTCAAGTTCTGTTATTCGTTCCTGCATATATTTAAAATCAGGTATATAGCCTTTTTGACTGTATGTCTTGAATTTATCAAATTTTATTTTTCCAGTGCTCTCAATGCATACAGGAAGCTTTATCGTTAACGAAGGTAACTTATCAGTAGCATTTACAAGATATTCTGTAAATAAGATTTGTAGTTTATTGATTGCGGTAGCAAGGTACATCAGCACTTCTCTTTTCTGAATATCCCCTTTTAAAGTAAGAGCTTTAACTCGTGTTCCAATATAAAAATCTTGGGTTTGCACAGTTGCATAGAATAATCCTCTGTCCGCTAATGCAATGGTAGTATTATGGTCAAATAATCGTCTGTTTGAAATGGGGCTTATATATTTAACAATACCATTATTACTATTTTGATGACTTATTAGAGGGATATTTCCTGCGGTAGTATTACCAATAATCAAATCTCTTCCTGTTGCAATCTCAAATACTTCTCCAATAACAAATTCTTCAAATTGAACCATTAGTTAATCTCACCTCGCATCATTGCACTAACTTTCCATGCAAGAAAATCAGCAACAACTTTTTTGAAATCATTTTCCGTAGGAGTCAAATCAATAACTGTGTGCTGTTTAAATGTCCAATCATCACCCTTGTCTGTTATTTTATCCTCGATATAAATATCTTTAGTAATATAAGTACAGTCATTAATTTTCTTCCTGTTAAGAACAAGATCTACTACTTCTTGATAGCGTTCAAGTGCATTCCCCGTATCACGAAGATTGACTTCCTGACTTGATTTCTTTCTGTTCTGCCTTGTATACCCGTCATCGGAAAAGTCAATAAATTTTACGTACTTATCTACATCATGTGGTTTACCGACTTCAAATAAATAAACCGCAGTTTGAACGCTTGCTTTTCCTCTAAATATATCTGCCATATGAATACTCGCAATTAAGGTATTATTCTTCAATAAATTCTTAGTATATGGCAAACCCATTCCACTACCTGCATTTTCCTGAATTAATACACAGGCTTTCCCGCTTTTCATACGTTTCAAAGCTTTTTCAACAAATATAAACCCTTTACCTCGTTTTTCGCCTGTACCTGGATCTGAATATGGTGGATTTAATAAAAATACATTTGCCGGAAATTCCTTTCCTTTTCTCTCGCCCTGTTCATAAGTACCACTGAATTTTTCAAGACTATCTACATTAAGTATGGTTGCTGAGCCATCTTTCATCAATATCATATTAAGAACAGCAAGAAGATAAATATCGGGACGTATTTCGCAGCCTAAAAGTTGATATTTTTTGATATCTGAAACTTTATCAGCATATTTTTCAGGACTCGTCCTATATTGTTGTTCAGCGTCTTTTAACATTAATTTCATAGCAGAAATAAGGAACCCGCCTGATCCGGCTGCATAATCCCATACATAGCTATTCATGTTAACTTCTGCTAATTTAGCCATAAATTCTGTAACATATCGAGGAGTCAATACGACATCATTTCTTTCCCCATCTGGAATATCAACCCATTCATTGAGGACATTAAATAATTTTCCTGTAAAGTCTAAATGTTCAGCAGAAAGGAATGTGGGCATAATGTTTTGCTCAACTTCTCTATATACTGTTTTGAGCCTGCTTTCCTTTCTGTTTGTATCTTTAACCGGTCGGGGTTCTTGCAAGTTGGAATGAAGAAGAACTCTCTCGAGAGTGTTTTTTATACTCTCGCGTTTATCGTCAGGTAGATTCTTTCTATCAAGGAACTCAGCTACTTTATTGTAAATGACATATCCATCATGATTTTTCCGACCTTTTTCTCCTCTGAGGTCTGATGTTGTAAGTCCATTTACTAAAACATTACCATCTTCATCTTTAACACCAAGTCCCGCCATTATCATAGCCGCAATAAGTTCAACTCTATCACCTACAGCAATATGCAAATCATCATGCATAGACTGGTTTAAGGTTTTTAGGTTTGCTTCAATGGTATTTTCAAATTCATATGCCATCCGTTCTCTTTCGGTATCTGTCAATAAGATATCTTTTAATTTAAGAGAAAGTGCATTTCTATTTGTCATAGCAAGGAAACTTAAATCAGTATAGTCGCCAATTTTCTTAGGCACACCAAAGTTTTTCTTAGAAATCAGCCAAGCAGATACTTCATGAATGGTATCATTTTCATTTTTATAACCATTAATTCCAATAGCAATAATTCTGCTATAGCTATCAGCATATTTGAATATTGCAGTAGCATAGTGAACAGCACCATTTACGGCATATTTACTAATATTGGCTATATTATTTGTTCCGTCTTTTTTCTTATTAAGTGGTTCACCATTTCTATCTAATTTGCAAAGATCACCCTTTGCTCCTTTGCATTCAATCATAACAGGCACTTTTACCGAATCAAGCTCAATAAACAATTTAATATCGGGATAATTACCTCCATTGCCACCTTTTTTTGATTCTTCGGTTTTGAGTGCATCATCTATCTCGGAATCCATATGTTCTGTTTTGGTCAAATATTGCAAACTATAGGCATTAAGACTTCTTTTTGCCCAATCTTCGATTTGTTCTTCGATACTTTTTGTCATTATTTAAAATTCCTTTTTATTAATAATTTATTTGTAAAAGTAGTAACATAAATTTAATTATACAAGAAAATACATAATTTTTCTACCAAAACATAAATTCGACAAAATATCTATTAGTATTTGGAACTCAAAGCAATGTGATAATGTGTTCTAAAATAGAAGGATTATTAGTAGGAAAGTCTAAAACAAACGATGAAAAGTGATAGTTGAAACACAATATATCAAAAGTAATAAATACAAAGTTATTCAGTATCTTTGGTATTAATAGGTATAAACAATGGCATTGTAACCAGTGTGGTAGTGATTTTTGATTATTATTTTCTTTCGGTATTGGAATAGATGAAATAGCACAACATAAAAAGACACCCTGATTGCAGTGTCTTTTTCAGATATTAAAAAAATTTCCTGATAATTAGTTATACAAAAAATATTTTAAGTAATTCTACTATTTTGAAATTAAATTTAAATAAGGATAAATTACAGTTATACCATATAATGGCGGATTCGATCCATTTGCAACAATTGTCAACGTTTCAAGATCTTTAACATCAAATTCAAAATTGATAATTCTATCAGTAGCAGATATTGCATCAGTTTGATAAATTAATTCATTTCCAGAATAAAATTCAAGCCAAACTTTACCTTCTATATTTTTGATAGTTTTGACCAAGCCATTTGTCCTTGAAAAACTGAATACTTTTTATCAAGCAAATACGTAGGACTGTATTGATCTTTATTGGAGGGACGTGTACAGCCGAAATATCCTGTTGAGTATTCATTATCATATGTATCAATAAAAGTTAAATTTGAATTTGCTTTTGAACGATCAAACCAATAGGCTATTCCTTGAAAAGTATCTAAATTAAAAATGCTTACTTTTTCGCCAATATTTAAATCGGAGTCATCGTTTATTTCTTTAATATATAAATTTATTTTATTTTGCAATTCAATTATTTCATGTTGTAAAAGATTATTTTTATTATCTAAGTCATTAATTTGTTCTTGTAATTCATTTTTTTGAGTAGTTAGTGTTTCATTTGTTTTATTGAGGTCATAAGAAAAAATGCCAATTATTGCAGCTATAATGACACTAATACCACTTATTAATGCAGCTATAATTGTGTATTTTCCATTTGATTGATTGTTTGCACTTGGACGTCTATTCTGGCTACTCATTTTATATCTCCTATCATATGTATTTTGGTATAATACACCAATTACTTATAGTATACTACATGATAAAACATATTTCTACCAGAAAACAAGTTTGTATACGAAATTTTTACAATATATGATATAATGTGTGTAGTACATTCAGCAGACATAAAGGAGGAATTTCATGAGCAATACAATAAAAGCAGCTAATAACAGGAGTTGCAACAATAGTAGCTGGATTTATAGGTGGAATGGGATACGGTAAATCATCAGAACAAAAGAATATTCAAAACGAAATTCAAGCGGCTATGGGCAATGTGGTAAATTTTATGGGTGATAATAACGAAGTTACGATTAATAGTGTAAAAGATCTCGTTGATGAATATCAGAGGCTACAGTCTCAAAATAAATCTTTATTGGATCAGAATACGAAGTATTTCAGTGATTTGTCAGAAGCAAATTATCAAGTGAATGCATTACAAGCAAAAACAAATGACATACCAGAAATCAAATTTAATGATCTATCATTATTAATTGATGTACAAGATATTGCTATAAACAAAAATAACTCTATGGTAACAATTGATGGCAGAAATTACTTTTCAAGAGAAATTGTGGAAAGTTTAATTTCTGATGGTCAAAATTTTACTATAAAAGATGATACTTTATTTATAGGTAAAGTTATTGCTGAAAAAGCTAACTTATTTGGTCAGAATGTTCTAAATAAAAGCCAACATTTACAATATATGAATACAGTTAAAGATTCTTATGGAAATACTAGGACAAATGTAATAATGAATGGGTATTATAGATCAAGTATTATATATTCACTTAACAAAAGGTATTCATATTTAAAATGTACTGTATCTATTTCAGAAGATTATTATTTTGGTTATACAACAACACTAACAATTATATCGGATGAAGAAATAGTTTACTCTTCTGATATAACAAAAACAACAGAGCCGTATGATATAGAAGTTCCGATTAATAATTGTAAATTACTAACTATACAGTTTGATTCTAATATAGGTTCCGATGGCTGCATTATTTCGGATGCAATAGTATATAATTAATCTATAATCACAAAAGAGCAGGAGATTAGTTCTCTTGCTCTTTATCCATCTCTGCCAACTTTTCTTTTTCTGAGTTAAGTTCATCTATCAAAAACGTTCTTATATCAGATATATGCTGCGGAAAATAATTTGGCTTTCTAAATTCCATTGACAAAATCCTCTTGAATTTTCGTCGAATTTCATTTATATCATCTTGCCTTTTCATTATAACGTGAACATTATTTGATATAAAAGGGTGATTTATATATTTTTCAGTAATGGGGTAGCATGAACTGATTTTATATAAAGCATCTTTGGTAGTTTTCGCAATATGATAGTAGCAGCTTCTAAGGTCTTTATCAGGACACGCTAAACAAGTCTGGTAATATTCTTTTTGTTCGTCTTTTCTATGAGATAAATCACTTGTTGGAATTGCCCAATACAAGCCTTCGACTTTTATATCTTTCAAACAACAGAATACTGGTCGTTTATTTCCATTTACAATATCACAGTCGCCACCAAGGTTGTTTATCACTTCTAATAATTCCCGTTTAATCACATATAGTCCGTTTTCTACCATTATTTCTCCTATGCATTAAGAAAGCCGTGTCTCCACGGCTTCCTCTAGTTGTCTACTTATAACGCTGAACAACAGGCGTATTTCCTCAATTCGTTGTTTAAAACACTAACGAAAAGTGTATTTCCATCTATCTGTCTTTTGCTTTAACAAGCTGTGCCGAACAGAACGCAAATTAAGAAATCAATCTGACTTCTTACTTATATTATACACAATACAAACGAAATGAACAGTAGAAAAAGTGACTAATTTTAGACTTAAAATTCAGCATTATTACTAAAACGACAAAATAAAGAAAAGAGCACAGGAACAATCAATTCCTCAGCTCTTCAATATTTGCCATATAAACTCAAATTATTATATTCAAATCAAAATTAAAATAGTATTAAAATAAATTCAATAAAAATTATCACAATCAAAAATATTAACAGTATAAATTATATTGCCGACATTCCAGCAATAGTATATTCCAATTCACTTATTCTTTTAGTCTTTGCAGCTTTCTCGCCGCCGCTTATGCGTTTTTCTAAAGTAGTCCTATCTAAAATAACTTGCTTCTCAAGTTTCTTAACATTATAACAATCACCAATAGAATCTGGATCAGAGGCGTTATTCTCTAACCACTGTTTTAAACCTTTCTCAACTGACTTATATCTCGCAACTCGTTTATCTGTCTGGTATTTGTATTCTGTATCTACATAATTACGAAATTCTTCATATAAACCTTTAAATTCTTCGGGCTTTGCATTTGCAAATGTTTTAATAGTTCGTTTCTGGCTGAACCTCAATTCATTTCGTATAAAATCCTCGTCAACGTTTTCACTGTCTGCAATAAAAGCACCATGCTTACGGATAGAAGGTATTACCTCAGTTGCAAGCCACATCTGGAATTTTCGGGCAGTTTCATTTGATGCCTTCATTCCTAACAGATAAAATAACGTTTCTGGTATAAAATCATCTTTCGCACACTTGTGTGCGAAGCCTAATTCCATACAATAACCATTCATTCTTGACCACAAAACAGATTTGTATTCCTTACCATTACGTTGTTCTGTCCTGTTCCATCCAAATCCGATAGCAGTATCTTCAGCATTCATTGAAATGCTTCCATCATCATTCTTAATACATCTAACCTTAAAACCTAATTTAGCATTTTCTAATTTCTGAATTGCAACATTGTTAACAGACACATTTTTAAAATTATTTGTTTTGTCAAAGTTTGTTTTCATCCAAGTATCTAAAAAAGTTATATGGCAGATATTGGTATGGATAAAATATCTCAAGGTACAATGTTTGTCAATAGGTTTATAAAAAGTTTAGATTTAGTAGTTGTCCATATTAAAAGAGCAGTCACCAGTTAATGGATAACTACTCTTTTAAATTATATTTTTACATCTATAATTTCTCTTATAGCGTCTCTAAAATATTGAAGTCTACCTTTCACCATTTCAGAAGATGCGGTGTCAAATCCATTACAGTAATCACAAAGTCTTAATTTTCTCTCTCCACCAGTCAAGTCTGCCACGAACATTTTCGCTTGAGCTAGTTCCTGATTGTACATACTGCTTGTATTCTTCATTAAAATCATAATTGTTTAAGAAATCATCAACTAACTCCACCAGTTTAGAGAAATCCTTATTATCCTTGACAATCCTATATCCACTGTAAAGTATAAATGAAATAGAAGTAACAGGAACTTTTATTTTTTCAAACGCTTCATCATATTTATTTAAAGCCATTTCTAACATGTCAACTTTATCTTGTGAAATGGAATCAGAATGATTAACTACAAAAGCGTCTATGTCATTTGTTCTAAATGAAGTAAAATCGTTTTCTTGATTTGTTTCCATTAACATTAATGTTTGAATAATTAAATCTCTATCAGTACCATTTTTACGCTGTGTTTTTGTCATAAGCTTATTCATAAATGGGTGTGTAGCGAGAGAGTAAACAATTTCACTAAATTCATCTGATTCATGTACGACCCTGAGTTGTCTGCCATTAAGAGGTCTGCCTGCGTTCTGCCTACGAAACATTTCACGTACATCTTTTTCGGTACAATCAGTCAACTCATATACTTGTAACTCTGAATTAAGTATTGCATCTTTTGTGTCATCATCTAATTTGCTGAATTTTAATCCAGCTAAAGGTTTTTCTTCGTCATTTACTATTACAGATTCCATATCTTTTGATAATGCAAACTTGTCCGAAATAAAGTCACGAACACAACTTAAACGCTGCACACCATCTATTACAGAAGATATCCCGACCTCTTTGATCGCGTAAGTCGGATTAATAGGATACTTACGCAAAAGGGAATCAATTAGATCTGTTTTTTGTTTACGATTCCATTGTCCCTCTGGACGCTGTAACTTATGTGACAAAAGAATTGTCCCTTTATCCATAGCTTTTACTAATGCCTGTAATGTTTTGGTTCTACAAGTATAATCCATTCTGATTCCTCCAAAATTTAAAAATTTGTTATTTTCAGAGTATCACAATGGAAAGAGTTTGTAAATATTATGATGGTTTATTTTATTGAAAGTTTGTGCTTTTCATATGTCAAATTGTATACTTTTTATGATTTACCCACATGATTAAAAACAATATAAGAATTGACAATATTTTACAGTATGTTACAATAACTATGGTGCTACCTAAAGTGGTAGGCGGTTAGTCCTTCACCAGAGGGACTGATACCCTCTGTTTACATAGATAATCTTCTCTGGAAGAAATACTAAGTGAAGGAGAGGATTGCAGTTATGACTATAAGTGAAACTTTACAGTTGATACTTGTAATATGTGCAGTCGCCAATTTGTTTTATCAAATTGGTAAACGAAAATAACCGCCCCAGCGACCAAACTAGACGGTTATAATCTTTGATTTATAATTCACTATTTGGGACTAACCGCTTGCTCTACGGGTAGTACCTTTTTATTTATTAGCTATTAACATTATGGCATATCTATGAATCTATGTCAATAATTTTATCAATAAACATATCCAAATAAATATTCTGACTATATTTATATCACATAATAGAATATAATATTTTTACAGCACTCAGATTTGATTGTGTAGTTACCTCCAAAAATAACTCGCCTCCACAGCGAGATAGGCTTGATCCACACAAGCCACCAATATAGTACGATATTCAAAACAATTAGCAAATGTATCAGGGGGGCTTATGGGAAATATAATTAAAAGTGTTGTTGAGTGTGACTCTTGGTATGGAATGATTTGTGTATTAGCAAGCTTTATATTCTTTTACACCACCATTCGATTTGTAATGCCTTACATATATAAAATAGTATGTAAATTTTGCAATACATTGGTAAAGTGCAAAGATGTTCACACAAAAGCCAATGTTAAAGATGTCTCGTTTGAGACAGAATTGCATTGGTAATTTTGGACTGCCAGATTCCACTTCGGCAGTCCCTTTATTTATATTAAATATTCTCCGTTTCTTCCATACGGCTAGGAGAAATCCTTACATTATTCTATTCCTTCTATATAAATATAGTTGCTATTAAGAAATAGAAAAGCAGCATCACTCTTTTGGTTTATACCCAGTCACGGGCAAGTTTTCCTTCTTGGTTTGGAGTACCTATTACAAGCCTTTCGACTCAGAATCGTTTATACTCTCTGAACAGTTCCATGTCTGAAAATCAGATTTAGGGATTCCGTTGCTGATCGGTGGTCTTGCCTTCTCCAAAAGGCATTGTTACTTAGGGCTTTCACCCGTAACCAACAGTATGTTTTCTTACCATTACTGGTATCTTTTTCAGAATGCATTCACGTTTATCGTTTCCAGTTCCGTTGTAGCCATACTGTACTGTGTATTCACTATAAATAAGCTTCCCAGCACTGAGAATAGCAATTCTCAATTACGATTCATTTTATAGAACATTGTGAGTTGACTAAGTTCACACATTCCTACCTTTGAAATTCATGTTTTATCCATGAATGACTTAGGCATGAAGGGCATATTCAAAACATAAAACATATGATGATTTGAAATCCATGCACTCGCATGATTTACCAATGTTCTTAACTCCAGCGAATAATCCTGCGCCGAGTCCGATAGTTCCAAACAATCCAAGTTTGGAGGTTAATGAGTCAATGACATTCATAACTGATGTTAATCCGTCAACGACTGTTTTCATGTCATCTCTTTTGAAGAGGTTTTGGGCTACTGATGTGCCTGTTTCAGATAGGCGGTTAAGTTTGAAATCGAGACTATCCATAATTACTGACATTTCTTTTTCTGCGTTACCAGCAGAATTAGCCATCAAATCCATAGATTCTTGAGCAGATTTAAAATTTGAAATCAGTGCTGCTAAAGCTTGTCCGTTTCGCTTACCTGCTAAAACTTCAAGTAATTGAGCCTGATTTTTATCTGTAAGATCGTTCCAGATTCCAGAAATCTCTTCTAATATTTTGTATGTTGATTTATATGTTTCTTTTGTTTCATCAGTAAATAAACTAATGCCACCAGGAGTTTTTGCAGTTTTAGTTAAATCTGCAATTTCGCCTTTTAAATTTTCAAGATCCTCAGTGTAAGACTCTAGCTCTTCGTCGTATCCCCTTATCCTCATGCTTGTAGTTTTCATGACTTGCCCAGCCCCAGCCGCATCTCTGGTTATCTCAACAATTGCTTCTCCCATTGCAATTGATTCTTCGATACTATTGTTAGCAGAAGCAAGAGCAGAAGAAGATCTTGTTAAAAAGTCTACTATGTCAGAGTTATTTAATGCTTTGGAATTTCCGATGATGTTGATTTTTGACATAATACCATCAACAACCTCATCTGCATTATCCAATCCTATTGAATAAGCTTTCATTGTGGATACAAGTCCATTAGTGGCAGAGTCTAAATCAAGTCCAGGTGAAATGGATGAAAACATAGATGAATATTTTGCCATTTTAGTAGCCATAGCTTCGCTACTGAATCCTAGCCTAGACCAAGCACTGGCTTGATTTATTATCTCTTTAGTAGTAACACCCATTTGTTTTGCTACTTTATTAGAATCATAGTAAAAATTCTCTAATTCGTTACCTGTCATGGTAGTAGTTTTTTTCAAATCTACTAAAGCAGTATCTAATTCTTTAACTGTATTGATGCCTTGTTTAATTTCTGCAATAGTTTTCATAGTGATAAAAGTAGGGCTTGTCCAATATGTCAAAAACTTTGCGGCATCTTTAAACGATTGAAACCATGTCTTTCCTATTTTACCTGCTTGTTGTGCAGCGGAAGCAACGCCATTGAAAGCTGTTTTTATTTCAGTAACTCGCTCTTTTGTCAGCTCTGCCCCTGATGCAGTTTCACTTAGCATCTGTTTTAGTTGTGATCCCCATTTCCTATGTGCAGCACCATTATTATCATAGAATTTTTGTATTTGATTATGTAATGATGATATAGTGGCATCCTTAGCAAATTCAGCATTTCTCTTTCTAACAGAATTTGTAACTTTTTCGATTTCAATATTTAGTTCATTTTCTGCTTTGATTAATGTCTGTTGATTTGCTATAGTTTTATTATCTGAGAAAGCATTAGAAGCAGATAAAAGTTTATCAAATGCTAAAGATAGATTGTCAGTGCTAATTCTTGCATTTCCATTTGCATCAGTCCATTGTCTTGTCCTTGCAATTAAGGAGTCAACTTTAGATTCATAACCTCCTGTTTCAATTGAAAGTTGAATTTTATTGGCTTGTTGAACAGATTTATTTAAATCAGAAATTTCTGTTCTAACTGCGTCTGCGTTAGCTTTAACAGCTAAAAATGAGCTTTTTAATGCATTAGCCTGATCGGTAATTATTTTTAAATCATCTATACTTTTTACCATATTTAGTGAAGATATTAATGATTCAAAACTAATAGTTACACCATTAATATCCTTTTTCCAAGTAGAAAAACCATAATTTTTCTGGGAAAATTCTTCAAGCTTACTTTTTAATGTTTGAGCTTTTAGTTGAATTTTATTGTCTTGTGTTATTGCTTTAGTTTCAGCTTTTACACGTCCCAATTGTGATTCAGCAACTTTTAATTGATTTAAAAAATTATCAAGAGATGATTTATCTCCAACGCCCTCAATAGCAACATCTAATTCTCGAATTGTTTGTGTCATCTGTTCAAAGCCAGATGCATTAGCTTTTAACTTGCCAAGTCTTTCCTGAGCTTGTGCAATACCAGAAGAAATATCTACACTTTTCATCTGCGTTGCGACATTTTCAGCATTTCTAAATTCAGATACTAGACTTTTATAATTGGATATTAATGTTTTTACATTATTCTGTTCTTCAACAAAAGTATCGCTTGATACGTTTTTCATTCGCTCAATACCAGAAATAATGTCATTGTAAGCATTTGAAAGCGTGTTTAAATGAGAAGAGTCTGTTATAGGTCTTGAAGCATTTTGATCATTAGCAGCTCTGTTAATTTGATTAATTTGATTTAATAAGCTATTTACTGCTTGACTCTGTTGTTTCGCAAAATTATTGACACTTGCACCAGCCTTTAGCTGAATCGTAGATACATTATCAATAGTCTTGATTAATTCACCTGTTGCAAAGTTATATTGTTGTGTCAATTTGATTGCTTGTCCATATTCATCAATGCCAGATACATTAACAAACAACATATCACTATTTTTTCCAACAGTATGAGTTTGATTTAATGATTCAATATTTAATACAAGATTCTTAATTCTATTTGCAACTATATCAATTTCTTCGGAACCCATACCAATATTTGTCAAGGATTCCTTAAATTTATTTAATATAGAAATATTATCTTTTATTTTCTGAGAAACGCCTTGAGTAAATTGTTTTCCATATTCTTGACCAGCTTTGACTCCTGAATTAGCATCAATTCCGATATTAGAAATAGTAATTTTTTGGTTAATTAATTTTCCAATATCATCTGCCAATTTTTGAGCAGCATTTGGATCTAATGTAGCTTGTAATTGCAACGCGTTGAGTTTTCCTTGAAGTGCTGCAATATCGCCGCTTGTACCATTTAAATTTTCAATTGATTTTGCTTCATCTAATTTAGCTTGGAGTAATATTAAAAATTCATCCATATATAACCTCCATGAATTTTAAACATAAAATAACCGCCAACATAAGGACGGCAGTAACTAAGTACGTTTAAAGTGGCAAAAATTTATTATTAATCGAAATGTTCCTCATGAAATATGTATTTTTACATTTACATGGGGAATTTCTTTGGTTTGGTACTGTATTTTATTGATAACGTCCCTTATGCATTTGTCAATAAAAACATTTCGTAAACCAATTTTTACATTAATATTTACCGTCATTTCTTCTTTGGTATGACGTTTATTTTTTGTTAAATTAAATAGAAACATTTTATTCTTCCTGATTTACTTAACATTCAATCCCTGTTTTCGTAGTTCTTCTAATAATATGTCAATACAATACTCTTCACAAAATTGTATAAATACCTCCCAAAATCTATGTTCTTTTGTTTCATCAGTTACCCATCCACCGTGGGAACCAATAGACGCGGCAAAGATTTGCTTCTCACCAGTCCAAAAGTTATTGTAGTTCATTGCAGACTTGTCCATAAAAACTTGCCCACAATTTTGTGTAAGCATTTTGGTTGTAGCCGATTTCCAAAATTGATATGTCCTATGATAGTATTGCGGATCGAATACGTCATAAAATTCTTCGTCAATAATTTGTTGAAGACTACCCAAAAGTCTATTACAGGCATTCTCAACGGCTTTGTTACAGGCAGTATCGACTTGTTTCTTTAGATCATTCATGTTTTTTATTACTGTAGCCATATATTTTTATCCTTTACAAAAAACTCCCTTACAATACAGTAAGAGAGCAGCATTAATTTTATTTAAAGATATATGTTATGATTTCGTTTCGTTTTCTGTTTTATCACCAACTATCAACCTTACAACTGAGTCAGTCAGTCTCTTTTCAAATTCCTCTGGGTGTTTTATAAGTTCAGCAAATACATTGTCTATAATTTTCCAAAATACTAACTTATATTTGATTTCCTTTGCTTTAATCATATATAATCTAAAAAGTGTAATCATTATAAATTTCCTCCATTTTATTTGTTTATTTTACCACTTGTAATGTGGCTTTTCTTCGTCAAATAACCAGTATCTAAGATAATCATCAGCTACAATAGCAATCAAAGAAATAAAAAACCATACAATACTAAATGGAAGACATATCTGTCCTAAAATATTAAATGGAACATTGCTATAATTCCAAATATGCCAGCCTAATTTTATATTTAATATGTATCCAGATATAAATTCCAGAATGGTTACAATACCTGATCCAATTAGCATTTGTTTCCATAATTCCATATCCCAGCTAATAAATTCGTTAATAAGTCCTATTAATATAAAAGAAACCGCAGAGACTGCAAACATACTCCAATGAGAATGCCCACGATAAAGCAATTCTATTAACTCGTAAGTAAATCCACCAATAATGCCCAATATTAAATATTTAATAATATTTTTTACAATGTTCATATAACCTTTTTCAATCCTTTTCATAAAATTCAAAATGTTTGCCTGTGTTATCCCACATTTCCCATATAGTTTTATTATGGTTGAATTGTAAGTGGTCTATCTGTTGATTCTTTATGAGTAATGAAATTTCATCTTTTGATAATTTTCCTTGACGTGCTTTTATATAATCTTCAATGTGCTTTGATGTCATATTTACCTTGTACATATCACTTTTATTAAAATTATCCATCGTATTAATATATTCGCTACATTCCTTTTGTGTTACACCTAGTAGCTGGGCTGAGACAGAAGTAGACATCTTAATTAATTGCTTTAGATTATCTATTTCGTCGTGTTCTGTTAAAATAATCATCTTGGTCAAATGGCATAAGATATTTTCTAAACATTTTTGATTTATAGATTTCGTTTCACTCATTTTTTATCTCCATACATTTTTAGAACAGCCTCACCAATACAGATCGCATCAGCTTCATCGTCACCAACATTTAGATTATAATTATCTAAGACATATTTAACTGATTGTTCTTTAAACTGATCGCGTTTTATATTTCTTCCTTGTGTCATACCTATAGCAGAGCGCCACGATGTCGGACGAATCGTATTAAACTCGCAACCATGATTTATGCACCATGCATAAATTACCCCTTGTAATCGAGTAAGGAAACGTTGTGTTTGTGCGTTCCTCAATACAACAGTTTCTTCTATATATACTATATTGGGTTTATAAATCTCTAACATTCCCCATAATTTTTGAGACATTGCTTCAAAACGTGAGTCCATATTTTTATTTTTGCTGCAATCTAATAAAAGATGCTCTTTATACTTTCCATTACAGAAATAAGCACAGCCTGATTTTGTCGTTGAGCTGTCAATAGTGATCAGCTTTGCACTTATAAAAATCACCTCATTCTTGAAAAACTCCACTATCAATAATAGATAGTGGAGTAGTAGTCTTTTATTCAGTTGCTAAATCATAATAACCATTTTTTCTCAATAATTTGCGAATATATTCAAGTCCTTTCTTAGTTGCATATGTAACAGGTCTATATTTTCCATCAGCACATGGAGTTTGTTCTATATTAATGTCAGTTCAATAACCTCTGACATTTTGGTATGTGAAATACCTATATCAATTTATTGGTATTCATATAGATATTTCTCAAAATAAAAAAGCGACTTCACTCTGAAATTGCTTCTGATATGATTTGACAATATATGACATATTAAGTATAATAAGAAAAGACAAGCAGTTATCAACATTTTATTTTGGCTAGATAAGATGGTTGGCGGTTTGAGTCACATCAGAACAGTGATGTTCTGTTTATCTTATAAATACCCTTGCTAAGAAAGGAGGGTGATATAGGAGTGACATATATTGTTGATTTCATTATTGGAATAATCGGTAGAATTTGTAGCAATTTAATCTCTACATATCTTGTTCGCCTTTTAGATACAATGAAAAAACACAAAGATAACCGCCATGAGTCAAAATAGCGGTTACTTTTGTGTTAATATAAAATTTTGTATTAGCCATATACACCACATATAGGCTCAAACCGTCAATGGATATCTGTTTGTTATTTCTTATGTGATTATTATACGATAAAACAAGATAAAATTCAATACCCAAATTTTACAACAATGAAATTGCACTTTTATTGATTATTTATTGTCATTCATTATTAATTTTGTTTTTACAGGAATTACTTGTAGATGATTTATACAGTATTCATATTTTGTATCGCCACTATGATTACCACCAACGCCTTTATATGCAGTATGTAAATTGGCAAATTCATCAACTTCATCCTCTGGGATTCCTTTGATAGAAATATAGTATTTATATTTCTCATTAATCTTATCAGCTAAGACTTCTCTCTGAGCTGCCATTAGATTATCAATCTGTCTATCTTTACTGGAATTGTATGTAACAATACTTTTTATTGAGTCTTTCAATTCTCTTTGAATCTCCAAAGATTGTTTTCTGTCATTTACTCTATTTTCGGTAAATTGTTTTATTTCTAATTGCGTTTTTTCAACAGATGATTTGATTTCTTTCATAAAAATAGATAATTCTTCTTTTATATTTTCATCATGTATATTAGATTCTTCAACATCGTGATTGTGCTGATTTCGTAAATCTGCAAGATTTTGAGATGTTTGCAGGAGAAGTTCATGTTCTTCTCGTTTTCTCCGCATCCATTTTGTTTCAAGTCCAAGTTTATTAATCACCCACTCAAACAATGATACAATGGCTTTAACACTAATAAGAATGATAAATACAGAAATAAATATAGAAGAAAAATCTACATTTGTTAATTCAATTATTTCATTCATTACATAATTTCGCCTTTCTGTTTTGCTTATTTTAATCCTAATAGTTTCTTCCATGTACTGCCACCTTTGGTTATTTCACCATCTGCTATACAATTATTTTTCTTTTGATAAGCTTTAACAGCTTGGTCTGCTTTTGTTCCAAATATCCCATCGGCATTCCCACAATTAAATCCAATAGAATTAAGATATTTTTGTAAAGGTTTTACAACAGCATGTCTATTGTTTTTATTTTTTGAGACTGTTATAGTCTTAGATAGTGTTTCAGCTCCAGCAATACCATCTACCTTTGCACCAATCGCAGCCTGCACATCTTTAATAAACTGTCTTTTAGAATAGGAATTGTTATTAGGAGTAGTTGTAGATATGATAGGAGAAGTGATGCCTGTTTTAAAACTATCTGGCACATCAACAATCCATAGATATTTTACTTGTTTTGCAAATAGATTCCATGTATTTTTAATTCTGTTTGCTTTTGTTGATGCTGGATCATTAATATATACATATCCATTTTCATATTTATATAAAAGAATAAAATGCCCAGAATTTGTCCACGTTCCTTTTCCCATTGCGCCAATAATCCAGTTACCATTTTTCAAAGCATTCAATGCTTCTGTATGGTAGACAGAAGAAGATTGTTCATATAAATTAGATTGATTTAATCTTTTACATTGAATACCATACTGGACAAACTGCGGAACAAAGTATGTATAATATGTACCCTGATTTAATGCTTTATATCCATGAGACATAGACCATTCTGCGGTTGTAACAGGTGTTACATTTTTATCTTTTAATGTGGCAATTACCATTGCAGCAACTACAACTCCGCACCCTGAACTACCAATAGTTTTCCGCTCACCTTTTGCGGAATAATTATAATTTTTCCACTTTGGATCTGTTTGGAGATAACAGACAGGTTTTATCATTTGTGAATTGTTATGTGTAGAACTGATAGACACTTTATCAAACAACTCCTTTTCTGCATTTCTTCTGTTCACAAGTCCCTGTAATACTTTTCCTCCAGCTTTATTATAAGCAGGAATTTTTGCACTAATTTCTGTGATAGTGCGTTGTCCATTATTTAGTAGGGTTCTCAAATTTCCACTTCCACAGTTAAAAGTAAAGCTTACAAGAGCATCAAACTGATTTTGGTTCCAATGATATATACTATCATATTTGTTTACGTGTTTTTCAGTATTGGCACAGTCTGATTTTAAATAAGCGTCTGCCTGAGCTTGTGTGATGGTTTGACCTTTTGATACATTAGAGATATGTCCATATCCTATTGTCCAAACACCGATACTGTCTTGATATGATGTTAACTTACACCCTTCAAATTGTTTTATGAATGCAAGTCCATTCTCGCTAATTGATAATCCCATAAAATCATACCTGCTTTTTGGCTAGATTTACAGAAGTTTCAATTTTAAGTTTTAACCATTTATCAAAAGAGCCATATGTTTGCTGAATAACCCTTTTCGATTCATCTGAAATTATATTTAAAGCTTCTGTATATGCACGATTGAATGCGTTTTTCTGTGCATCTTTATCAAATTTTCCATTTGATTTCAAAGCATCAACATATATTTGATTTATGTACAATACAGCATCCATAACATTAGAGAAAGCATTTTCAATTATTTTGCTTATGTTTTCGTTTTGCGTGACATTAGCAATAACATTGCTTTCTTTTATTTTTGTTTTGATAAGATTAACTGTATATTTTGCAACCACAGGTAAAATTGCTGTTAAAACAATATATAAAATATAATTTAGTACTTCTGAAAATTCCATAAAAGACTCCTTTCTAAATTAATCAGCAAAGCTATCGTCTGAAATGCTTTCCTGATTTGTAAATTTTGTATCACATATTTTAATACCTGCTAGACCTATCAGCTCTGTACCAAAGAATGCATATACACATGTAGTAAGAGTAGGACTTAATTCCATCATGATATACTTTTGCAGTAAAATAGCAGCAATTGTATATAAAACAATAGCAAGAATGCAAAGTAATACAATAAGTTTGTTAAACTGAAATTTAAAATGAAATGGGAGATATAATTTGAAAATTTCAAGTTTTAGTTGTCTTTCCTCTTTTTTCATTTCAGCGATTCTGCGTTTTCTTTCTAATATTTCAATTGTTTCTTTATGTGTTTTGTATTGTCTCAATATCATATCATCTCCATATAAAATTACTTGGAATATACATTTTTATAAAAATCTGCTAGTCTGTTAAATAACTCAGAATTCTTTTTGAATTTCCATATCGTAACACCTTCTACAGTTTTTACAAATGTATATTTGATTCCATGTCTTGTAAGATAATGAAATTCATCTGCCCAGACACAGCTATATTCATGGTCAATTTTTACCATAAATCCTCACCTCATTTCGTAAAAAAATGGGTAAGATATATTTCTAAAAATAGATTCGTTTATATCTTACCCATCAATAATATACACTAATCTATTTACACTCATTTTATTCATAATATTTACAGTCCTTTTTCTGGTCTATCTCAACATATCTGTCCTTATCCATACAATATTTTTGACTGATACACAACTGACTTAATGTAGCTTCAGTGCCCATAAGCTTACAAAAAATCATAGTTTTCCCTGTACGCTTGGATACTTGTTCATAAGAATTTTTGCACATAAAATCACCTATAATGCTATTTCAAAATTAGGTTTTCCTATCTCGCCTTTATACTTTACATTCACAATATTTCCAATAAAATCCTTAACATTTTTTATTCTTATACCATATTTATCAAACATAATATCTAATGTATTGGAATGTTTATTATAAGAAATTACAGGACATTCTTTTGTCTTAAATTCATCTTTTCGCAGATTACTTTTCAACTTCTTTTTGGTATTTTCATCTTTTTCTGCTTCAGATAAAATTTCATCTGCTTTTACTTCGTTTTCAATCATCTTATATACCCCTTTTTATAATGGAAGGGATAGACAGCCTTTACTATCTATCCCTTTTGAATTTTATATCATTACGCAACAGTAACAGTAATTTCGTCTGAAACTCCATTATAGGAAATTGTAACTTTTGCTACACCAGATGCAACCGCAGTAACGACACCATCTGTATCTACTGTAGCAGTAGCAGGTGTATCACTAACAAAGGTGCAATCTGTATTCTCTAGCTCAACAGGAGAGTAAAGACCTCCTTTTAAACCAATAACAGAAATTGTTGCAGTCGTATTTGTAGTTGTATCAAGGTTAATTTTGTCAGGAGTGGCAGCAATTTCCGTTACAGCAATTGCCTTTTCTGTTTCATCAAACTCAGTAATATATGCATATACACTACCATCAGCACAAGTGTCACCTTCAACTGCAAGTGCTTTCCCTTCCAAAGAAGTAGAGGTAACACCATCAGGGGTAAATTCAATATTAAAATTACCGTTTAACTGGTATGATGGAATTTCAATTTGAACACTTCCAACTTTCCCCAGCTTATTACTGTGCTTATCAGCATCAAGAACAAGACGCCCTACAAATGGTGTGGATTCAGCATCAATTGCAATACTTTTCGCAGTTCTGCTATATTTATAGGTTACTTTTACAGAATCCTTTTTATTTGTCAAACCATATTTAGTCATGTCAATCGTCGTTCCAGTAGGTTCTACTGTGACAATTGTTCCATTTGGCATTTCCACAGCAACATTTCCTATTGGAGTGGTGGAGAGAACGCCAATTCCATCTGTTAAAATTATACATTCTCCTAATTTATACACATCTCTCATACCTTCTGTAATTTTTGAACCAGAAGCCATTGCAATATATTCAAGTTTCCAATCAGCAGCCTCCAGTGTAGCAGCTAAAGCCCTTCCATATTTAAACGCATACAAGAGCTTGTTACCTTTTCCAGCCTTAACCTCTTGTTCTTCCATAGAAACTTCAAGAGATGCATTTAAGTTTGTAGTACCAGTACATGCAAGAATATCATCTATATAAAATGCGAAGTCCGCTGTACTAACTAAAAAATTTTTCTCGTTGTTATTTTTCTTAGACATTTTATTTCCTCCATTTTGTTTAAATAAAATAAAAAAGAACAGATAAAATCTGTTCTCAATTAACTGTTTGCATTTGCTATTTTCCCTTTTAAAGAATTTTCATTAGCTTTTAAATCCTTATATTTGTCTTCCTCTTCAAGAGATACCATCCAGTGTTTGATTGGGTCTTTAAACGAAACCATTCCGCTACATTCCCCTGTTTTAGTAATCGTATATCTTTCATGAAGCTGATATCGTTTAATATAACGCCAGAACTTTCTAATTGTCATACTTTTAATATATTCTTTAGTGGTGTTCATAGCTACTACCAAAGAATCAATATAATCTTCAATTGTTGCTCTGATCTCATCTTTATTAAGATCTTTCTGTGCCTTGAGTAATCTTTGTTCTGTATCATAATTTAGAAATTCATCAATATCAAAATCAATATCATTTTGAATGATAATTATCCTTCTTAAATCATCAAATATTTCAGGAGTGATAATTTTATCATTAATGAAAATTCCCTCTTGAGATATTTTTACATCTTGATCTTTACAGCATAGCTGTAATAGCTTGATGGCAAATAATAAATATTGAGATAATCCAAGAATGTTATATTCATTTTCTAGTTCTGTATTTCCTAAAGCAAAAAACAGGAAGCTAAGATAATCCATTTTAATTATCTTTTTGCTATGGAAGACACTGTTTTTTCTTACTGTGATTGAACTTGATAAACTTTGAAATAAGATAACATCTTTCATTGTGACAGGGGATAAGGTAATGTTTTCATTATATGGAAATGGATCATCAAAAATAAGATAGGGAAGAAGGGTATCTTTATCAATCTTCACAGTATTCCTCCGTATCATTAAAATTTGAAATATTGTATTTTAAACATTTACCATAATATTTGCTGTTAGGGAAGTATATTGTGCAAAATCCTCTCTGAGCAGGTGTTACCTTACTGATACCTTTGATTTTTTTATTGCCATTTAAGATTCTGTCTACAATATCACATAATACATCAATGCGATTTCCATAATGTCCTACTTCATATCCCATTTCTTCAACCTCATTGATTGAAGGAGCAGTGTCATCAGTTATTCTTATCAGCGTTTTTGCTGTAAAAATACATATGTATAAATTAAAGTCAGTAAAGATGTTTTGTCTAATCATATCAATGTCTGTTTCAACAAATACAAATGTTTTTTCCTCTTCAATAGTATCAGTTACAAAATTATGATCAAAAAGTTGTCCTTGAACTTCGTATTTCATGTTGTCAATAAACCATGTGCCACCAAGCAACATATCTTGTATCCCTAATTGATTATGTGGTGGGTTTTGTGGATTCATCAATGTTACAAAATCATTATCTTTTAAAAGAAGATTTATAATTATATTTTTATACTTTGATGCATTGTATAGATTGGATATCAGAATCACCTCCGTTATTCGATTATGGTTATTTCAAATTCTGTTAAAACTTTATCTACAATAATGATTTGCAGTAAAAAAGAAGATCCAATTAGATCTTCATTATCTAAAAATAGCTCCATTTTGTTTTCGTGTAGATTTATAGTGAATCCTGGGTCATTTACGATATTCCATTTAAAATTAATTTCTTCCCAACTAATAATATTGCCGTTTTTATCTGTGAAGTTTACAGTATAGGGGCGTTTGTATCCATTTTTTAGATAAGAATTTCCTGAAATTTCACCCCTTAAATCTGTCATTTCAGCGAAAGGCTGAGGAGTGGATGGGAGAGGAGTGTGAGAATTGTTATAGTTATGGATCCATACTTCCTGTCCGTTTTCCATAATAACTTTTTTGTCATCAATTTGATTAAAAGTGTCAAGTGACATCGTTATAATCATTGTGCCGCCATGCCCAGAATAATTGCTATCACTCAATTTGACTTTCCTGTTAGTAAGTTTATAAATATCAGGCTGTTCACTATCATCAAAATCAATAGGGAAGCGCATTTCACGTTTTAATTTCTTGGTTTCATTATCAATAGGTAATGTTAAGCCATACTGGTTATCTCCTATTGTAAGTGTGTTATTGCCTGTCAATCCATTGGAATATTTTGTAAAATCTTCGGCATAAGCCCATCGCTCGATAACTTTTCCGTCGGTATTTTGCCATCTTAATTGAAATTGACAAAGATTCATAGTTGCTTTTTCATAAATGCCATTTGTTCCTGGAAATCCCATAATAAGCCAATATCCATTTTCAAAGAAAATATACATTCCATCTTTTACCGTTCCACATGGAAACAATCCTTTTCGCTGCATAGACTGTAATTGGGTATCTGCAACATTTCCCTGCATAATACAACGGATTTCTTTTTTTATTGATAAATCACTATTACATAATAGAACAGTAGTAGCAATATCTGTTTCTAAAGATTCTGCAAAAGCATCTTCTTTATAATCAAGAAAGCCTTGATTTTCATAGCCACCTAACATATTTGGTTTTGTTTTATTGCCAATAAGATACCATTCTTTCATTTGACACCTCCTGCTATGCATAAGCAGTAGGCTTTTGTTTTTCAACCATATCACTAGAATTCCAGGATATATATTCAAGATGAGCTTTTTCTGCTGTTTTACTATGCCCACCCCCATCAACAGACAAATCTTTCCCAACGATTGATACTCTTTTATTCGTTAAAGATACTTGTCTTTCCTGATACATCTGCAACATGAATTGTGCCAGTGTATCTATAACATATTGATCAAGTTTAGAATCAAATTGCAATAATCCATCATCAAAATTCAATTTGTCCAATTCAACAGAATATCTGCCAACAGCTTTTTTTAACCACATTATTTCAAGTGATTCTGGCAAAATCTGTCTATCTGCAAAACTTGATTCAAAACTATCTATAACATCTTGTGCCGTTGTTATTTTTGCCATAACTCACCTCATATTTTATTAAATTTCAATAATTCTATGACCACAATACTCTTCACAAAAAGCATTTTTATTGTAATCATTGAATTTAAGAGATTTAATAGTATGTAACAGATAGAATTTCTCAGCACGTGTTACTACTTTCTTTTTGATATTATCCTCAAAAGATTTTTGTGTTTTTAATCCATAAATTCTTTTGATTTCATCCTGTGTTAAAAATTCCTGCTTATTGCCTTCTACGTCAAAGCTTAATTCGTTTCGTGTATAATCATCTTCAATATACCAAGTAGCATGACTTCCAACACCATCTACGCCAGTGATAAGGGTATTGCCGTTTTGTCCCTGAGCAATAATTTCTTCACGAGAAAGCAGGACTGTTCCCAATGCAGGAATAGTAATATCGCCAATACTTGTTTTTCTAGTAGAACCAGTAGTCCACGGTGCAATACTTCGCACAGTTACTTTTTTATCTAATCTGATTTCTTCGTTTTTTTCTTCAGCCATTTTTGCCTCCATAACAACTAATTTATTTTTTACAACTATTTGTTTTTGATTGTATTCCATAATTTTACAAGAGAATCTAAACGTTCTGATTTATAGAAAGTCCAATATTTTACATGCGTTTTTTGGTTTTCACCAACTGCAATATATTCTTCTTTCATAGAACGTAAAAATAAACTCATCCTTTTAGAATAACAATAGAAAATACAATTCATAATAATCACCATTTAACTAAAACAGGGGATAGAGCATTCTATCCCCCAATAAAAAAGAACCCTAATTACTCAGAAAGGGAATCCAAATTTGTATCATGTAACATTCCCACGCGATATTCTCCCCCTGATGCTACAAGTGCGCCCACTTCCAAATCATATCTGGTTAAAAGCTGACCAGTAGTAACATCATTGCCACTAAAGGAAGTTAAACCACCACGAGTAATAGAATAGATAGGAGATTGACCGCCAGTAGGGATTACATAACCAAGTCCTGCTGGAAGCATTGTATCAAAGTTATCTCCATCTTTATTAAGATGATATAAATCATAAGGGTTTGGAATTTCAGAGAGAGTACTTCCATTGTATACACCCATAAGTCCTGTATTATGGATTTCATTCATAACAGCTTCGGAAATTCCATTTACAGTAGGTGTTACACCGTTATATCCAGCAAATCCATTAAATTGAGAAATGAGTGCATAATCACCAGAAATGGTAGGCTTGCCAAAACGTCTAACTTTGCTGATTACATCATCAACCCCAGTCTTTGTCATGCCAGCACCTTCAAAGAAGTATTTTACACCCTTTGCATTCTTGATTGCATTGTAAATTGTTTCTACAACATATTTTGCAGCTTTATTTCTAATCTGAATACGAACCTGATCTTGTAGCTCGTTTTCATCACTCATATCGCCAAGAGCTGCCTTTCTATAATTTACAGCATAACCACCAGAAATAGTGGTTGTAGCAATAGGAACACGTTTCTTACGTAGCAAAGGGAAACGAACATCTTGACCAAGAGCTTGTTCATTTGCAGGAAGATTTGTGAAATCAAGAATCTCTACTTCACAGGACTCGTTGTAGCCAATAGGTTTATAATTACCATAGATTCCAAGCAGTTTAATTTCCTTTAAAAGAATTGGCTGCATTGCGAAACGTCTAATTTCGTTTAATTCAGAAATAGCATTCAAATCACCAGTAGATGCTTTGGAATTAAGTTCTTTGATATATTTAGCAGCAACGTCTGCCTTCTTGCCATAAGGTTCTAAGTCCTTTCCTTCTGTCATAGCAGAGAAAATTTCAACAACGGCAGATTTACCATTTACTTTACCACTTGCAAAGTTAGCATCTTTGCGTTCATTATTCAATTCAATAATATAAGACATATATTATGTACCTCCTCTAATTATTCAGTTTTTGTAATAGATGCAGTAGAACCTGTAACTTTTACCAATGCACCAAGTTTATTTCCAATAATTTCAGTAATTGTAAAACAACCAACTGTATCGCCAACAGCAAAAGTATCTGGAAGTGGATATCCATATACTTCAAGTTCTCCTACAACCTTTGCAGGATCAAGAACACGCACATGAGAGCCAGCGGGAATTTTATATTTATCCATATATTCATCATCGCCAACTTCAACCTGCATAATAATTTTCTTACCAGAATCACTGGCAGTAAATTTCCCACTTGACACATCACCAAATGCACCATTCATAACTTCCTTATCTACAACAGCATCCTCAAATGGATAGTTTCCATGTTCAATTTGACCAATAGTCCTGAACTTAAACATTAATTTTTCCTCCTAAAATTTTCTTAAAATATATTGATATCTTCTTCATTGTCTTTGTCCTGTATTTCAGAACACATTTCAGAAAAAATATCAATTACTTCATTGTCCTTATTTTCTTTTGCAGAATTTTGTTCCGCTATCCTTGCCTCAGCATCCGCTTTCTTTTGCTTTTCAACAATATTCATACAAATTTTAGACTTAATAGAATTGATTTCAGCAGTAGCATTATTCAATTCATCTTTCTTTTCACAGGTGTTTAAATTTGCTTTTAATTTGTCAATATCGTCTTTGGCAACTGCTTTTTCCTCATCATTAAATTCGCTAATAGTAGATTCTAATTCACCAAGTTTTTCTGCTACCTTTGCCTTTACAAGTTCCTTTTCAAGTAGTTCTCTTTCAGCCCAATATGTTTCGTGATCTTCTTTTAGCTTCTTTAATGCACCTTGTAATTGTTCAATAGAAGCATTAAGTTCTACAATTTTCTCTTCCTTTTCTGCAATAACAGAATCCTTTTCACTAATTGTAAAGTTGAGTTCATTAATTTTTGCAATAAACTCTTCATTTTTACTATTTGTTTCAGAAATAGTAGACTGAATTAATTCTTTTAATTCCTTTTCATTCAAAGTTTTGTCCTCCTTATTTGTTTCTGAGTTATTTAATTCCAATAGAGTAGAAGATGTGTCTGCTGGATTTATAACCATATCCCAACCAGAATGGATATATTCTGTTGGAATCCTGCCTTTTTCTAACCAACCTTTTTTGTAAACAATCGCATCATTATTATCAGTTCTGTAAATCTCAATACTTCCATCTACAGAATTACCATTACTTAATTGAGTCTCTAATGATTGTATAAATGGCTGATATGCCATTTCATCAAGATATCCATCACCACATACACATCGTTTGGTTTCACCATTTAATGTAATATCTGCTATATATCCATTTGTGAAATGCCCGATTGTTGTAGCATTATTAAATAAAGGAAGTCCATCATCACTTACACCAGTATCACCATGAGCCAAAATCATAGTTCTTTCATCATCAATAAATTCGACCCTGACACTCATATCTTTAATACTATCAAGTGCTTGAGAAGCGTATTCTTCCAAAAAGGTTATTCCATTTTTGTTATATTTAGTTCCAACGTCATCAACTACACTTTCAGGAGGTTGTAACTCATATAGGCTTGCTTTAAATGGTCTGCGACCGTTTTTATGCTTTTTTGAAGATAATTCAAAAATAGGCATTGTTATATACCTCCTAAAATTTTGTATAATAAAAGAGGCCTATAAATATAAGTCTCCGATTATTATTGAAATATGTTATTTGTCGCTAGGACTTGGGATTGCATTTCCATTATTGTTTTGAGACTTTAATGTATTTTCAGATGGATTATCTGTTTTAGGTCTGCCACCAACATTATCTTTACTAGATATTGTATAGCTGGTTTGGTGTGGCAGATATTTTTTAAATAAACCATCTTCAATCTCTGAATCCATTACATTCATATAAATATCTGGATCATCACCTGTGCTTGCAATTAAAAATGTGATAGATCCACTAGCTTCTGAATATAATGTTTTCATCATTTCAAAAAATTCTTTTCTATTTACAAAAGAAGTAGGAAAGTAGTAAATATCCACTTTGTTTTTTGGCTCATTGATAATATTTTTATTGATTACATGAACTAATTCATTTTTCCATTCACAAGCCCATGTATAAAGCTGTGCCATTATCATCTCCAAGTTAGAAGTAGAACCAGCAAACGTACCAGTAGACATTGCACCAATCAATGAAGCACAAATACCCAAATCAACCGCAATATCATTGTTCATATCAGATTCATTTTTGTTGTCGAAAATATCTGTAGAAACATCTATTAAATCTAATTTTGTACCAGCCGCCAAAGACATAAAACTTACCCCACCACGACTATTTTTATGTAAAACTGCATCCTTTACAGCATTATGCTGATCTTCCTGTTGTTTCTTAGTCAATGTGGAGCCAGTACCTTGTTTATTTTCTGGAAACACCTCATAAATAACACGATTATTCAATTCATCAAGAACATTTCTCTTAGTGTCAATAAAATAGTCTTTGTATAATACATCTGACAATGCTGCTATAATAAGACTCCTTCCCCAAGCCTCAACATTTTTACATTTGATTTTTCTGCACATTGTCCTATCAGGATTTAGGACCAACCAGTCGCCCGATGTATCAGTATTCTTTTTCTGATTGTATCCATCAACAATCTCTTTTGGATATTTCCTTAATTTCCTGTTTAAATCTTCACCAGTGAAATCATCAAAGTACCTCAAATTAAATGCCAACACAAAACGTCCGTTTTTCTTACCAACAATTTTTGTATATTGCCAAGGCAGAGTAATGATAGAAGCATTCAAACCAAAATCATTGATTTCTACTATATTTTCTACATCATAATCAGTCATAAATTTTTTACGGTCTACAGACTTTTTTGTGGTTTCAAAATAATAGAAAGCTATACCATCTAACATTTCTGTAAATAAAGCATCACGAATAAAAGCCTTGTCATCAATTGTATCCAATGTTGACTTCATCAAATCTTTGTTTATTTTTGCTTTTTGTGTTTTACTTTTACAAGTAATGATTCTATCAAGAGTCAGAAGTGCAGTCATATAATCTATAGAATTGCTCACGATGCCATTCTTGCCATATACAAATTCAGACAATCGAATTGCTGTTTCGTGATTTCCAATAGGATTTCTTAGAACAGAGTCAATTTCTTCTTTTGTAAAATAATCGTATACGCCACAGTTAAAAATTGATTCAAATAAGTAATGATACGAATATGAGTTAAACTCATAATCAATAGAATTGTCTTGTAAAATAGTATTATTTGTTTCTACCACAGGCGGAGCAGTAGTAGATTTATTTTTAGGAGGGCGCCCCCCCATAAGCACTAACTTTACAAAAAGCAAAGAAGCTGCTGTCGGGTATGTTTTCGTTTTTCAATAAAAGCTATCTTCACCAATTCCAGAATGT